GGGTTGAAAGTGGCCAAAGATGTGCTGCGTAATTCAATTGATGCAGCGTTGGGTTCACAGCCATTCAATATACAGATTCAAATCTCAAAAACACAAGCTCGCAACGCCGTTCAATCAGCACTCAATAACGCAAGCAATGTTACAAGCTCCGATGCACTGAAATATCAACGCTTACAGTCAGGCGAACTTGCGGCCGCAAGAACAGAGCTAACGAAATTAAAGGCCGAGCATTTGAGGGCAGCGGGTGCCGCTGATGTACATACTCGTGCATCTCTCAGTCTTGGTTCCGCTATGGGTTCAAATATCCGCATATCGGGAGAATTAACATCTGCGATGGCGAGCTTGTATTCCGTTCACGCAATTAAGGAGTTTTTGGCCAACGTAGTTGAAATTGGTGGTGAGTTGGAACACCAAAAAATTGCCATGAACACAATTTTTGGCGATACAGGCAAAACTACACAACTATTCGGGCAAATCAAAGATTTAGCACGCAATTCTCCGTTTGGCGTGATGGAACTTACCAAGAGCGTAAAATCGCTCTCGGCATACGGTGTGAAGTATAATGAAATATATGAAACCGCTAAACGTTTGGCCGATATTTCAGCAGCAACTTCGGTGGATATCAACCGCCTTATTTTGGCATACGGCAAAACTAAGTCACGTGGTTTCCTTGATGGCCTGGAAGCGAAGCAATTTGCTTACGCCAACATTCCAATCTACGAGATGGTTCGTAAGAAATTAGAGGAATTGGAGGGGCAAGCGATAACTACCGCAGAAGTGATGTCGCGCATACGCAAAAAAGAAATCGGGTTTGATATCGTCAAAGATGTTTTGTGGGATATTACGGACCCGGGCGGGCAATTCTCCGGTATGCAAGAACAATTGGCGGGTTCACTGAAAACATCGTGGAAGCTGATTAAGGATAACATGGACTTGATGTTTGGGGAAATGGCCGACAGTGGCGTTGGCAATACCCTCAAATGGATAGCAGAGTTACTTCAATCAGTTACTCGAAATTGGAAAACATTGGGCAATGAATTGCTTATTGTGGCAGCGGCATACGGTGTGCATAAGATGGCCGCCATGCTGAGCGTCGGTGCTCTCGGAAAATTGCGCTATGCTGAATTGGAGTCAATGGCAGCCAGCAACCAAGACGCCGTATATAAGGCGCAATTAGCCTCAGTGTACCGTGGATTAACCGTTGAGGAAACGAACGCACAACTTGCAACAGCAGCACTTAACAAAGCTCGCTCAAATTCGCTATTTACAACCAAAAAGCTCACCACCGTAGAATTGGCACGTTTGTACAACGCAAAACTTCTGACTAAAGATTTGGTGTTGCAGATGTTGGCAACAGGTAAGCTAAATGCCGCAGGAGCCAAGTGGCTAATCACAGTGGGTTTAATTACAGAGGAGGAAAAGCAATATATTATCCAAACACAAAAATTCAGCGGGCGATTGGGGCTGTTGTACAATAGACTGCGAATACTCGGTACGGAGTTAAAGCGTTCCCTTGTTACCTCGTTGCTTCCGATGATAAAAAGCCCGCTAACGTGGATTACGGCAGGTGTTATGGGGTTCATGGCATTGCAACAACGCAACTCCCGTGAATTGGAGAAATCTAAGGAAATTGGGGATAAACTGTTTGAGGGTGCAAATGAGGGCGCAAAAAGTTTGGCTCAAACAATCAAAGAAATTGGCGATAACATTGAAAAACTGTCTGGTGTGAAACTTCGCGATGCGATTGATAAGTTGGAAAATGCTATCAAAGATTATTCACCCAACGCTGATAAAGTGCTTCGTGAAGCAAGAGTTGACAACGGCAAGGTGCGCACGGAGCAGGAATATGCGAAAGCGTTACAAGAAGAGGTTGCTGCGCTTGAAAAGGCTAATGACCTCGGCACGAATATCAATATCGGAGAAATCGTACAAAAAGCGGTAGATAAAAACAACGGTTTCCTTACAGATGATCTCAACACCAAACTTGACAACTACGTTAAATCGTATAAAAACGCAGAACAGGAAGTTAACAACTTCGTTAAGAAATATCCAATCGCTGCAAAGGGAATTGTCAAAATTGCAGAGGAAAGCGACACGGCATTTGCAAATGCGGCACAAGGGCTTGGTACGTATGCGGCTAAGTTTGAATTACTGACGCGCAACATCAACCGATTTACATCCGCCAATAGTGCTATTTACCGTAAAATGTATATGGGCGGTAAAAAACCACGCTATGCAGACGCGTGGAGCAATGTACTTGACTCATTTGCAATAGATGTTAACCATGACTTCAATTCATACAAGAGTGAGCTTACCGATGTAATGGCGGATATTAAGCAAGCACTCAACACGGCAGGTATTGAGGTGGGGAAAGGCGTTGACATGAGCAAGCCTGTACAAATCATGTTGGCCAAAGCGGCAAACACACTGTTTGAGAGTGCGAAATCTTTACCGCAAGAATATCAAGACCAAATCTACGAACTGTGGAATAATTTCTTTGGTCTGTCATTTGACGATTCGGCCTTGTTTGGCAGCGTTGCCGAAAATGCAAAGAAAGGATTATCACAGGCGTTGGCTACGGGGCACATATCTAAAGAGCTTGCCGACAAATTATCAAGCGGAGCGGCCTATAATGAGCTTAGCGATGCAGAAAAAGAGGTTGTAAGGAAGTTGATTGAGGATAGCGCAGATGAAACCAAAAAGAAAATGCCACACCTCACAAACGTTATTCAGCAAAAACTGAATGATGCCAACTTCATCGCATCTATCACCCTATCTTTGGCAAAGTATGCCGACCTTGAAGATTGGAAACAAGATTTGATACGCAAGGCAGGTGGCAACCCAACTATTGAAGCAACAATTAAAGCTACAACAGATATAGCTTCATTGGAGAGCGAAATTCAATCGTTGTATAAAAAAACCAAAGAATCGCTCAAAAATATCGGCGGCCTGAATATCGGCATTAGCCTCACTCCGGGCAAGAAGATTGACACCTCGAAGATTACGGGGTTCAATTTGTTTGCTCCGTCTAAGAAAAAGATGATTGAGGAGTACAACGATTTGATTGATATTATCAATAGTGCTGATGCCCTCGGCAAAGATATGGGATTTAACCCCAACGCCAAAGAGAAAAACAAAACGCAAAAGGATAAGGTTGCCGAAGCAATGCAACAACGCTTCAAGGATATTAAAGACGCTTGGAGTGCATACAACAGCTTACAAAAACAGATTGGTGACGATGCAGCGTTTCAACGTGTGTCGGAGAGTGGTCTATTCTCAACACTTAAATCCGACCAATTGCCTACTTCGGTTGAGGCGTACCGCAAACTTATCACCAACTTGCGCTCTGACCTTGAAAAAGCGGGCGTAAAAGGCCATAACCAACGCGAAAACTTGCTCAACGAAATAATTAAACAATTGTTTGATATTGATAACTCGCAAATCAAAGAGCAGATTAGCGTTACTATGCAGGAGGTCACGCGCACAGCCGAGCAAGAGCTAAATAATTGGAATATCTATGACAAGTTGTATAAAGCAACAGGCAACGAATCGTTGGCCAAAGTAATTGCATTTGGTGGAAGCGGAACGACCGATTATATACAACTTATCAAAAAACAATTCAACGAAGCGGCGATCAAAGTCAAGGACAAGGTGCCCGATAGCAATTTGCTATTCTTTGATAATATCACCGCAGAGAATGCAACAAAACTTCCCGAAGAGTTACAGAAAAAGTGGGAGGAAGCAACCAATAAAATTGCCGCATACGCCAATAAACAACGCGATGAAGTTGCTGACATTCTGCAATCTTACCAAACACTTCAAGACCAAATTGACGCCATCGAAAGCAAGCGACAACGCGACCTTGCAACAGTGGAACGCAAAGATAAAAACGGCAATTATATCATTGCTGATGAGGGTGTGCGCAATAGCAAGAGTCAAGCGATTAACGCACAAGCCGATTGGGATATATTCACTAAACAAAGCGAATATACATTGTTCTTTAACAATATATACGCACTAACCGTTTCAAGTGCAAACAGAATCGGAGATGCAATCCAACTCAATCTCAACAAGAAGTTGCAGAGTGGGTTGATTACCATCTATGAGTATGAGCAAGAAATGGAGAAAGTGCGCAAGCAGGTTGAAGCGGTGCGCAATATCAAGTCTGATGCAATGACGTACCTTACAGGCGGTATAAAAGGCTACAACGATAAACGACTTGCAAAGGAGGAGGGCAACTTAGCTACCAACCCCGAATATCAAGCAGCATTGCAAAAGCAACTTGAAGCGCAAAATGCGCTCACTAAAGCGCAAGAAGAGGGCAACCAAGCGACTATTGATGAAGCGCAAGCGGCGTTGGATAGTGCAAATGAGCAGGTTGAAGCATTCACCAAAGTTCGTGATGCGATTATTCAGAACCAAAAGGCGTGGGAGAACTTTGCCAACGTTACGGCCATTACTTCCAATGTGGCGCAAGGGCTGAGTGATGCATATAGCTCAATCAAGGATATGGCCACCGCGTTGGGTGCCGACACCGATAGTGATACATGGAATAATATCGGGGCGTTGGTTGACACACTTAACGCTGTTACAAGTGGTATTGATAAGTTTGCCCAAAGTGCTGTCAAAGGTGATATTGGCGGCATGCTGTCGGGTGCGGTAAGTATAATTACCA